TCAGGGCATGCAGCAGGTAGCGCAGATTGACCGGAACCTCGGCCGCGATGCCGGGCGCTTCGCCGATGTCGGCCGCGACGGCGTCGTCCAGCATCTTGGCCAGCACCTGGGCGCGACCGGCGTCAAACGACAGCATACCGTGAGCCCCCCCCCGCGCCGCCAGCGCCGAAACCAGGCCGACCGCGCGCAACAGCGCATGGCGCGACAGTTGAACCTGGGTCAGCGCGCTGCGATCCGGCAAAATCCGCCGCCACGGCGGAAACGTGCCGTCTATGGTCTTGGACGAAACCACCATGTCCTCGGCGGTCATCCGCATCTTGCAGCCGGCGTTCAGGCTGAAATCCACCGCCACGTCGCCGCGCCCGGCCATGTCGAGCCAAAGGCCCAGCGTCCGGGTCGGCACGATCGGACGATGGTCGCCCAGTTGGGCGCTCAGCGCCGCGAGCGTTTCACCGCCCGGCATGGCGGCCAGCCGATGGCCGTCGGTCGCCACGAAGGCGCCGCCGTCGATGCAGACGCCGTTGAGATAATAGCGCGTCTCCTCGCGCGAGATGAACGGCTGCACGCGCCGCAGGGCGTCGCCGGCCTGGGCGTCGAGCGCCGCATGGGCCAGATCGCCGTCGACCACCATCTCCGGCATGTCGGATGCCGCCAGACCGCGAAACCGCGCCTTGCCGCCGTTCCAGGTCAGCACGACGCCCTCGCCGTCGATCACCAGTTCGATCGCGTCACTGCGCGGCAGCAGACGCGCGATGGCCAGCAACCGCCGCGGATCGATGGCGATCTCGCCCTCGCCGCCAACCGGCTCGACCGTCGCCGTCACGTCCAGCTGAACATCGAGATCAGTCCCGGTCAGGACCACATGGCCGGCCGTCTCGCGGCGCAGCCGGATGCAACCCAGGATCGGGATGCTGTTGCGATGCTCCACGACCGGCAACACGCGCATCAGCGCTACCGCCAGCGTTCTGGCGCTCGTCCTAAACATCGCTTTCATCTCCATGATCAAAGGGTGCGGTCACCGCTTCAGCCCCGTCGGTCCGATCTTGCGTCCGCTCCCGACGCGTGATTTTCCCTGGCTGGCTGGCTGGCTGGCTGGCTGGCGCGAACAGCGGCCCAGAAAAGAGGGGCGAGCCCTCGCCGGCGGCGCCGCCCGGGTCCTTGGCGATCTTGCCGCGCAGCATCTCCTGGGTGGTCAGCGCGCCGGCGCCGCGCGCCCAGGCCACGCGCCGTCGGATGGAGTCGGCGTGCTTAGCTTCACGCTCGATGATGATCGCGTCGCAGCCCTCGACCATCGCGGCGAGCGCCGTCGTGCCGCTTCCGCCGAACGGGTCCAGCACCACGCCGCCCTTGGGCGTGATCAGCCGCACCAGCCAGGCCATCAAATCGACCGGCTTGACCGTCGGATGGTCCGACCCCAGCCGGTCCTCGACGTCCGCCTTGGCCGAGTAAAAGAACCGCGCGGCGGAGCCGCTGTCGCCATGATGATGCGTCGCGACCCGGTCGCGCAACCCATAGATATCACCAGAAGTGGGGCTGGACGGTTCGCTTCCGCGAACCGGCGCGAACGCGCCGGCTTCGGCGGGAAAGGTTTCGACAACTTCAGCCGAGCCGTCGTGCAGCACGTTGGCCGGCCAGCGACCGACTTGGCTTGGCGGATTAACTTTGCCCGAGAGGCCCCAGCCCTCAGCGGGCGTCTGAGTACCCCACGCCGCGGGATTTCCTTCGACCCGGCACCCGTCGATGTTCAATCCGCCCGTCCCATGCGCCAGCACGGTCCGCGCCACGCCGCCGATCAGCGGCTTTCGCGCCAGGCAGATCGGTTCCAGCGCCGGCTTTAGCGCCGTCCCCCAGCCGTCGAAGACCCGCGCCTCCGGCGTCGCCGCCGCGTCGTTGCCGGGCTGGTATTCGCGGTCGCTGGTCTTTTCCCAGCCCCCCTTGGCCTGTTCAACGCCCGGGATAATCCGCTTGACCGCCGACCCGCGAGCGAGCTTCTCGCCTTCCTCGCCGAGGTAGGCGTCGATGGCCTTGGCGACATTGTGCGACTTCGGAAAGCCGGACCCATAGATCCACGCCAGCATGCCGCCGAACTGGCTTTCGTCGATGCACCGCGCGAACAGCCGGAACTGTTCCGGACTCAGCGAGTCGACAAACGCCCGGATCAGCGGGTCGCTGGCGACCAGCTCCAGCAGCATGTCGCGGATTTCAAACCCGGCGTCCTCGATGGCGCAGGCCAGCCGGTGATAGGTGCGCGTGCCGCCGAACGCGACCACGTGACCGCCCGGCTTCAGCACCCGATAGACCTCGCGCCAGAACTCCACCGCGAACGCCGTCTCGCCCGTGTCCCAGCGCTGTCCCATGAAACCGGCGCTGGCGCGGCTGTAGGGTCCGGAGTCCCCACAGGCCGCCGCGTCATCCGCGCCGAACCGCTTGCCGATCGACACGAGCGCGTAGGGCGGATCGGTCACCACGGCGTCGATCGACGCGTCGGCGAGCACCTTCAGCACCTCGCGGCTGTCGCCCTGGTAGACGTCGACCCGGCTCACGCCCGCACGTCCCAGAACCGCGGGCCGGAGCGATAGGGGACCCAGCTGCGCGGCCCTGTGCGGCCAAAGAAAACGATGCGCTGCGTCACGCGGCTTCGAACCACCTCCGCCCCGGCGGCGGTCAGCCGACCGCGCCAATCCACCCACCCGCGCAACCGGCAGGACAGGCGAGCCACCTCTCGCGGCGCGGTATCGCGGGGCGATCCAAGCTCAGGCCGCGCCAGCGCCTCGACGAGCACGCGCATCTGATCGATTGTCGGCGTCATGCCGTCCCCTTCGCGGGCTGCAGCACGGCGCGGAACGCCGCCTCATCGAACGGCGTCAGCGGCAGCCGCGCCTCGGTCCCGTCGAACGAGCATCGCGGCTCAGCCAGGTTCACCCCGCGCAGCAAGCCGGCGAACTGGAAAGGCTGCCCGCATGCCTCACAGCGAATGCGCAACTCGGCCATGTAGCCGGTCACCGGACCGCCCTCCCCAGCGGTCATCCGCGTGACATCGACGTTGGCGGCGAACTTCGCGTGGTCGCAGCTCATGCGCCCCCCCCCCACGTCATTGGGCGCGAGCATGGCGTGCCAGGCGCGCAGCTGCGCCATCTTGGCTGCGGCGCGGGCCTTGATCCGCTCGCGATCCAGACCATAGGCCTCGGTCACCGCATAGATGGGCGCGGGCAGTCGCCGAAGTCGCCCCTCCAGCCAATCCCGGTTGACGCGACCCGTGGTCGGCTCGCGGCCGTCCAGCCCCTGGATGATGGCGCGAGCGACCGCCTGACTGGCCATGCTCAGCCGACGGGTCAGGCCGATCAACAACCCGTCATGGGCCGTCGGCCGTCCCCAGTCCTCGATCTGACTGGAGACCTTCAGCCCAAAATGCCGCTCCACCAGGACGACGTTGGCGACCACGTCGGCCAGCTCGTCCTCGAGCCAGACCGTGTATGTCTTGCCGCCGGCCGCGCGCGCGTCGGCGCGGTTGGTCAGGAACTCCATCGCCGCTTCGGCGCACTCAGCCAGCTCCTCCGACAGCTTGCCGAGATGTTTCAAGTCGATCGGCCGGGTGATCGGGACCCAGGGGTTCGGCGCGGCGAAGACGATAGGGTCAGAACCGCCGGTCATCAGTTCACCCCGCCGCGAGGCGCGAAGGCGTCCAGCGCCTGGTCGATCGCCTGATGAAGAGCTTTCCCAAAAAGCGAATAGGCGGCTGCCCGATCACCGTCGGTCGGCATGGCCGCGATCAGACCGCCAACAGCCATCGCCGCGCCCTTCAGGTGAGCGACGTCGAAGCCTCCGTTGCGCTCCAGCAGAGCGCCGAACACCGATTGCACGGCGCCCAGCGTCAAGTTGTAGGCGACCACTTCCTCAGACTCACCCTTAAGCCGGGGCTCATGAAACGCAGCGATGCGCCGCAGGTAGCGCGCCGCTATTTCGGACGTGGCCCGTTGCTCGGCCTCTCCCGCGATTTCCATTATTCGGCCTCCCCAGCCGCTCGCCACAGCGTGTCGCGCATCACACCGCCGGACGGCGCGTCGTTGGTCACCTGGCCCTGGTGCTTGAGCAGGCTCAGCGACTGGCTGACCGTCAGCTCCTTGGCGTCCAGGCAGGTGGCGAGCGTCTGTGCCGTCGCCGCGCTGCGGTTTTCCAGAAAGGCCATGATGCGCTCACCCAAGCCGCCGACTGTCGTCGGCGGGGGGGGCGACGGGGACGCCATGCGGCCGAGTGAATGCGCGACGGGAGGGCGCTCCGGCGGCGCGGCGATCGGCAAATGGGGCGCCTCCGACGGAGCCGGGCGAGGCTTGACGGGAATCTGACGCGCCGCCGCGATGACCTTTGGTGCGACGCTCAGGTCCGGGCCTGGCTTGGCCGGGGCCTTGGACGCCCGATGGTCCAGCCGCTTGCCGGTCAGCCACGGTCGTGGCGCCGGCAGCGGCAGGCCGTGCGTCGAGGCCAGTCGCGTCACCGCGTTATAGACGCCGCTGGCGTTTGAGCTGTAGCCGAGCGCCTCGCCGACTTGTCGATAGCTCAGGCCTAGATCGACAGTGCAGACGTAGGCGGTCAGCGCACGGGCGGTGTTGAGCGTCTTGGCCCAGCGGTTGCGTTGACCCTCGCCATACAGCGCGGCCTTATCCACGGCCATGACCCGCGCCACGGCTGCGGCGACCCGGCTGACCTGGTGGTTGATTTGAATGTCGCCCCCCCCCATCGGATCAGTCCCGCTCGCCGGTGCGGCTTCGCCAGCCCTGCGCCTCGGTGTTTCGTAGGTCGGTCAGCAACCGGTCCAGCGCCTCGGCGCAGGCCACGAGCGCCGGCGCGCACGCCGTGCGCGTTTCGGCATTGATGTCGCGGCTGCAGAACACCCGCGCCAACGCCAAGAAGGCCCTGGCCATCTCCCGCGCCGACCACGCCTCAATCGGGAAGTTGTCCGGCTGCAGATGCCGGATGTCGGCGGTGACCGCCGCCAGCATCTCACTGGCGGCGACCATGGTCGCGCCGGCCATCGTGACGGTGGCCGACCGACCGCGGGCCACCGCCGCAACCCAGTCGGCGCGGATTTGGCGCGGTGATCGCAGCGGGCCGCCTCGGGCGTTGTGCGCGCGGCGCGTCATGGCCGCGCCTCCTCCGACAGGCCGGGACGCATCTCGCGGTTTTCCCCCGAAAGGGCCGCATGCCAGTTGGCCAGCGCCGCGGCGGTGGAGATGCAATGGTGCTTGGCCTTGGCCGCGTTGCCGACGATCGCCGCCGCCAGCGCCTTCCCGGCCAGATAGCCGATCAGCCAGAACCAATCCTCCGGCGTCTTCCCGGCGTCATGAGCCGAGCCCCAACGTTCGCGCTGGTGCGCCGCCTCCACCACCACGCCGTCGGCGAAGTGGATAACCTCAGGCGTGTTCAGCCGCGCGCGCAGCCGTTCGACTTCGCCGACCAGCGGGTCGGCGAACCCGAGCACCACATAGCCCGCGCGCAGGCCGATGAAGTCGCGCAGGATGTAGCCGATACGCCGCACCTCGACCTCGCCGCCAGGGTGCTCCTCCAGCACCAGCTCGTCGCCGACCCGAAAGCCGCGATCGTCCTCGCGGACGTCGAAACCCTTGTCGCCCGCGCGGATGGCTTGGAAGAAGACCGGCCAGGTTTTCAGGTGATGGCTCGTCACGGCCAGACGCCTCCGTATTTGCGGAACAGAGCGACCCACGCCGGCGCGGGCCGGGCGACCACGACCGCCAGGTCAGGGAAGGCGACCCACTCGACCTCCAGCACCGCGGCATTCAGGTCCAGCGACCCCAGCGCGGTTTCGAACGCCGGTGAGCGGTCGGCCAGGTCCGCCGCCTTTTCCAGGAAGGCCTGCAAAGCGGCGAAATCGCCGCGCAGCTTGGTGTCGCGGAGGGTCATGACGGTGGCTCCTCATCGCGGGAGGCGAAGTTCACGCCTCCCGCGACTCGCTCTCCAACCGCGGCTGTCAGACGCACAACGGAGAGATCGGGATGAAAGAAGATGACCTTGAGCGCGTGGAGGACGAGCTTCCCGTAACGACGGAGGAACGGCTGCTGGGATTGGAGCTGCTCGTCACCGCGCTGGCTCGGACCGATGCGGGACGCTTGGCCCGGGCGCGACTTGTGGAGGGCGGCGGCGGCGCCGGAGCCATGACGCTGAGGTCCGCCACCGAGGCCGATATGGCCAGGGTGCTCGACCGCATCATCCGGCTGCTGGAGCCTTAGCCAACGCCCCAGTTGGATGGTCGCGCCGACATTGCCGGCCCGCGACTGCGCACATAGGCGTTCGAAGACCGCCGCGCGCGCCCGGACGCCGCTCATGACGCCCTCCCGGCCCGCAATACGGCGGGATCGGCGTGACGGAGCGTGCCGGGTTCACCGGCGTCCAGGTTACCGGCTCTCAGACCAGGCGTTGGCGGTGGCGGTGTCATTGCGGCAAAGAGCGTTCGCTGCTCTTCAGCCCCGTAACGACGAGACTCGATCTTACTGAGGTCCGTCCGCCGGATGGCGAAGAAGCCGCAGATTTCATCGACGGTGAAGCGGCGTGCGTGGCTCATGCCACACTCCCGCGCATCGCGCTAAGGCGGCCAGCCATCACAGCCGCCGGTTGGCTTTCGGGCTCCGCGCGCGCGGAGCGATTATAGGGCCGCGAGCCGGTCATTTTGCCGCACCCACAAACAAGGCGCGCAAATTGCCCGGTTTCGGCACGGGCCGCGCCATCAGCGTCCGCGCGATCCCCATCTTGGGTATCGATCCCGCTTGCCAACGGACGGCGCCGGGCAACCGGTAGGCGCAAGTAAGCTTTGCGATAGGGGGAATGCCGATGATTGCCGCCGACGATTGCGCGCCCGTGGGCCGCGCCAGAACACCCGCCGAAACCGAAGCGCTGACGGCGCTGTTCCTCGATGCCGCGAAGAGGTTGGGGTTGCCGATCGGGAGGCGACCAGCGGCAAACGATGCAGCGCCCAAGCTCGTGGCGATGCTTGAGGAAATTCGTGACGACCTCGCTTGGGCGCTCGAATACGCCGACGAGTTGGCCGCGTTCATTGCACCGGCTCCGCGATCAGATCCCGCGCTGTAAGCGGAAGCCCGTTTTTCTCAGCGTGATCCAGGATGCGCGCCTGAAACTCAGCAGGCACCAAGCCGCCCGTGCCGCCCTTGGACTTGCGCCGGTCCCATTTGCGAATCGCGGCCTCGCCGCGACCGCACAGTTGCGCCAATGTCAGAGAACCCAG